TTACTGGCTGGGGCTGGTCGGCTGGCCGTTAATGGTCGGGATGACAATCCCGTTGATAATGCCCTTGTGGGTCGGAGCACCGGTAATACCGGGGGTCATCGCGCTGTTACCCGCACCATTGGTCATGGAGCTGCCGGGGGATTGCTGGCGGGGCGTACCGTTTGCGTTGATACCGTTCACCCGGTCGATATTCGGGCCGGAAATCGCGCCGCCATCGGAATTGATTCCGGAATCGACCCCGCTCCCGACCTGGGCCTCGGCAAAATTGGCGCTGCACAGGGTTAAAACCGCAACCAGCATCCAACGCGACATGAACGTCTCCCAAATGGCCAGCGTGATCCGGCCATTAAAGATATCGTCGAGTTTGCGCCGCGTTCAAGGACTTGGATCAACCGGAGGATGAAAGAAGTATGGTGGGTGCTGTAGGGATCGAACCTACGACAAGCTGATTAAGAGTACGCTCCTCACCTACAAAAGCGCTGTATATCAATGCCTTGTGGCGTGTGTCATCAGGTACACACCACAAGAAAGCCTAATGAAATCAATGGCTGCATATCTGGCCACGGAGCAAAAAGATACACAGTGGTACACACCCCTGTCTCGTTTAACCATGGTTAATTGTCTGCTATAGGAGCCACATGATGCTCGTCCACACTGATACCCGGAAGATCGTGCTCAAGATCGACAACCCTGCGCGTGTGATGAACGTCATCCCGTCTGCTCGGCAGTTCCAATTTCAAGGTCACGACCTGATCGCGGTGCCTCATAAGCTCGACGAGACAAAGGTGCTCCGCAACCTGGGGTTCGATACCCCCTCACCCATCAGGTCGCAGTATAAGTGGTCGGGGCAGTACACCCCCATGGCCCACCAGTTCGAGACCTGCGACTTCCTGACGATGAACCGGCGCGCGTTCTGCCTGCTCGATATGGGCCTGGGCAAGACGCTCTGCACCCTCTGGGCCTACGACTATCTGCGGTCGATCGGCCGGATCAAGTCCATGCTCGTTATCTCGCCGCTGTCCACCCTGGAGCCCACCTGGGCCAATGAGGTCTTCCGGCACTTCCCACACCTGACCTTCGGCGTCCTGCACGGCAGCAAGGACCGGCGTGAGAAGTTGCTGGCAGAAGATTTCGATGTCTATCTCATCAACCACGACGGCATCAAAACCATGCTCCCGCCCCTCAAGGCGAAGAAGGGGATCGACCTCGTGGTCGTCGATGAGATCGCATCGTTCCGCAACGCCAAGAGCGATCGGTGGAAAGCCCTCAACCAGATCACCGCCGGTAAGGATTGGGTCTGGGGCCTGACCGGCACCCCCACACCCAACGGCCCCGAAGACGCATGGGCGCAGGTCCGGCTCATATCCCCCGAGCGGGTCACGCCGTTCGCTGGCAAATGGCGCGACCAGACCATGCGCCAGGTCGGCACCTTCAAGTGGCTGCCACGCGAGAACGCCACCGAAATCGTAGCTCAAGCGATGCAGCCCGCCATCCGGTTCAAGCGCGACGACGTGCTCGACCTGCCGCCCTGCACCCTGCTCGACCGGCACGCGCCGATGTCACTCGAGCAGGCTTCGGCGTACAAAGAGATGTTGACGAAGCTCAAGACCGAGGCATCCCAGAGCCAGATACTCGCGGTCAATGAGGGGGTGAAGTTGGGCAAGCTGGTCCAGATCGCGTCGGGCGTGGTGTACGATATTAAGGGCGAGCCGGTGGTGCTGGGTGCCGAGAGCCGGTTGAAGGTGGTCCGCGAGGCGATCGAGCAGAGCGGGTCCAAGTCGATCGTGTTCGTGCCGTATACTGGCGTTTTGAATTACGTTGCTACTGAGTTGGGCAAAGACTATCACGTTGCCGTCATCAACGGTTCCACGCCGAAGGGTGAGCGGGATCGTATCTTCCAGACCTTCCAGCACACCAATGAGATCGACGTGCTCGTTGCACAACCTGCTGCCATGTCACACGGCCTCACACTGACGAGTGCGTCAACAACCATATGGTGGTCTCCGATCACTAGCCATGAGACTTATGCACAAGCTAACGCGCGCATCACCCGCCCGGGTCAGCGGCACCATCAGTTCATCGTGCGCGTCGAAGGCTCGGCTGTGGAGCGGAAACTCTATGCGACGCTGGAAAAACGGCACACGACCCAGGGCCTCCTGCTTGAAATTTTGCAGAACAGTTAGCTTGACATAATGTGTTAGCAGGTGTATCATACGTTACATCATCACACTTGGAGAGCCGACATGTCTAATCAACTGGATAAATTCGTTGCTGCTTACATCAAGTTGCGTGACGCCAAGGCGGCTCTCGCAGCAAAGTATAAAGAACAGCTTGTACCGATCGAGACCGCTATGGGGAAGATCGAAGCGGCGCTCTTGCAAACCCTGAATAGCCAGGGCGCGCAGAGCGTAAAGACGCCGGAGGGCACTGTCTACAAGACATCGCGGACCAGCGCGACAGCTTCCGAGTGGGACACCTTCCTCGCCTGGGTGCGCGAGAATGAGCATTGGAACTTTCTGGAGCGCCGTGTTAGCAAGACGGCGGTCGAGGAGTACCGCACCGAGTTCCAAGATATCCCTCCCGGCATCTCTGTCCGTGAGGAAGTCACCGTCAACATCCGTCGCTAATAGGGGCCGACATGAACAACATCGTACCATTCGAGCAAGGCGGTCTTCCCGCCCACTTACAGGGCAAGCCTGTAGATAACACCGAGTTCTCCTCCGGCGTCGCCGGGGGCTATGCGGTCCTGTCGCTTAAGGGCAAGGTCTGGCACATCGTCCAGCACGGTGAGCGCACCCTCGTCACCCGGCCGGATGATCCGAACGAGCCCGCCACCAGCCTGCTGGTCGTGCTGCTGCGCGCCAACAAGCACCTGTCGAAGCTGTATTATAAGAACGGCCACGTCGAGGGGTCGACCGAGAAGCCGGACTGCTATTCCAACGACGGGATCACCCCGGCGCTGGACGCGCAGGAGCGCCAGGCCGAGAAGTGTGCCGTGTGCCCGCACAACGCCTGGGGCTCGAAGGTCTCCGAGAACGGGTCCAAGGTGAAAGCCTGCTCGGACAGCCGCCGCGTGGCGGTCTGCCCCGCCGGATCGCCTGACGCCCCGATGCTCCTGCGCGTGCCGGCGGCCAGCCTGCGCGACCTGGGGGCTTATGCCGGCATGCTCGCCAAGCGCGGCGCGGCGGTGAACGCCGTCGTCACCCGCATGTCGTTCGACCATTCGGTCGCGTACCCCAAGCTGGTGTTCAAGCCGGAGGGGTGGCTCGATGCCGATGCCTACTCTCAGGTTCTTGAGGCGACGAACAGCGATCTGGTCGAGCAGATCGTCGCGGTCGGCACGGGTATCGAGACGGGTGAAGCGCCTGAGCCCGACCCGCTGGGTGAAGCTCCGGCGCATGTGAAGGCTGCCGCCACGCCCGCGCCTGTGGCCACCAAGCCCGTTGCCACCCAGGCAGCTACCCCTGCCAAGACCACCACCTCCAGCGCGGCAGCCGCGGCGTTCGGTGGGGTCAAGCAGGCGGCCCCTGCGGCCAAACCTGAGCCTGAGAGGCAGGCCCCGAGCGCGGATATCGACGAGGGGCTGGGCGACATCCTAGCGGGTGCCAACGAGGCCCTGGCTAGCGTCCTAGCCGATCTGGACAATTAAGGCTCTCACCCCGCCACCCTCACACGGTGGCGGGGTTTCGTCCGGGGAAACACCATGCACGACGACATCGAACTGTTCCGCCAAGCGTCCCTGACGCCGGCAGATGTAGCTGACCTTCTCAACGTGAGCCGCGTCACAGGGAGCCGCTGGCTCAACGGGCACTTCCAACCGCACGCTCTCATCCGAGATCGGGTCTCGGACCTGGCAGGTCGGGTTAAAAATTTGTTAGATAACGGTAGCCTCCCCCTCGCCACCGCCGCTAAATCTAGTGGTCGGTACGCTGCACTCCGCAGCATGTTGTATGGCGACAACCCGACCGGCCCGAGCGAAGTGTAAGCAATAAAAAATCAAGGCTGGCGCTAACACTTTTCGCCTGATACCCTGCCTCCCCCACCGGAGATCGCCATTGAATACCCAGGAATTTCTTGAGGCGATTGTGCCTGCGGGCTCAAACGTCGCCATCGCCATGCTCCGTCCTGACGGGACGATGGGCCAGAAGTTTTTCCCCACCCATGCCGAGGCCGCCGCGTTCGTCGCCAAGGCCATCCCTGCAAACATCCCGGTCTATCACGGCTGCGCAGGCTACGGGCCGGAGTCCGGTGGACGTAAGGCGGAGAACGTTACCGCCATCGGCGCGCTCTGGCTCGACATAGATGTCGGCCCATCGAAGCCGTACCAAAATAAAAACGATGCTTTTATCGCGCTCGCTAATTTCGTAACGACGCTGGGTATGCCTAAGCCTTTGGTGGTTGATAGCGGCTATGGGCTGCACGTTTACTGGCCGCTGGCGCGGGCCGTCACGCGGGCCGAGTGGTTGCCGGTGGCCCGAGCCCTCAAGTCTGCCGCCGTGGCGCTGGGCCTGGGCGCTGACCCAACACGCACGGCCGACGCCGCCAGCGTCCTGCGGCCGGTCGGCACGTTCAACCGGAAAGACCCGGCCAACCCCAAGCCCGTCCGGTTCGCCGCAGGGTACGACGCGCACTACCTGCTAACACACTATCACACAATCTTGGGCGTCGAGCCCGACCCGCTGGGCGACATGCCGGCGCACATCCAGCGCAACACCACCATGAACGCAGACTTCTCGGCGGGCACCACAGGCTCCGGCGACGCTGCACAGTTGGATGATGTGCTCGCGGTCTGCGGGCAGCTACGGGCCATGCGCGACGCCCCCGAGAGCCAGAGCTATCCCGAGTGGTATAGTTGTCTGGGGGTGCTGGCCTTCTGTGAGGGTGGCGAGGATATCGCGCACGAGTGGAGCGCCGGCCATCCCGGCTATCGCCGGGCGCAAACTCAGAAGTTCCTTGATAAATGGCAGACACTTACGGGCGGCGCGACCTGCGCGAAATTTAAATCGGACAACCCCGCCGGATGCGCAGGCTGTACCTTCACGGGCAAGTCCCCGCTTGGCGCACCGCGCAAACAGATCGTCGTCCACACCCTGGCCGATGGCACCACGATATCCCAAGCCGTGCGCAAATCGGTCGGCGACCCGGCGGGCTACGGCACGTCGGATCAGGGTATCTCCCGCACATACAAGGACGACTCCGGCGCATGGGCGAACGAGTTAATCTGCACCCGGTTGTTCCGCCCCATTGCAGCAATAAATACAAGCACCCAGCAAGGCATTGGCGTTGCGCATCACGTTGAATTTGAGGTAATCTATCAGAAAGCTGGGGGTGTTACTCAGCGTAATACCTTCACGATACCGGGCGACACGCTCGCGAAACAGCAAGGCTTCCTTGAGGCGATCGGAAAGCATTTGATATACCCTGCACCAAACAAGGAACGCTTCGTCCACGAATACGCCAAAGCGTATGTGATGAAGCTTCACTCTGAGAAGGACGACATCAAGAGCGTCGATCACTTCGGCTGGCATGACGATGACTTCGTAGTGGGCCGCACGGTCTACAAGGCTGACGGTACCAATGAGGAGGCCGTGCTGATGGGCAGTGCCGTCAGCTTGGGCGGGAACCTGGGGCCGATGACCAACGACGCTCATGCCTGGGTGGATGCGGTGGATAAGGTGATGCAGCTTCCGGGCAACGAGGCGATGCAGTTCGCTCTACTCTGTTCTTTGGCTGCGCCGATCTGGGCTTTTTCACACGACGTACCTGGCGTGATGGTCCACTACTACTCGCCCGACAGTGGCCGTGGTAAAACCACCGCCCAGCGCATCGGTCTGTCTGTCTGGGGCCGGCAGGACCGGATGATGCTCACCGGCAACGGTGCCACCCCTAACGCCTTCGTCGCCACCGTCAGCACCTACAGCAACCTGCCAGTGGCCTACGATGAGTTGACGATCTCTAAGACCTTCACCCCTATGGACCTGCTGTACCGGGTGTCCCAGGGCAACGAAAAGACCCGGATGACCAGCAACGCCGTGCTGAGGGAAGTCACCGCCTCCTGGCGCACCATCGTCATGAGCACCGCCAACAACAGCATGTCGTCCCAGATCAAGGGCGAGATGGCGAACACAACCGGCGGCCGGGCTCGGCTGTTCGAGGTGCGGATCGGCGAGCGGGCTGAGGTGCCGGACGCTCTCAGGGTGTTCAATACCATCTATGAGAATGGCGGAACGATGGTTCCGATCTACGCGCCGTATCTGGTTGCTAACCGTAAGCAGCTAACAGATGAAGTCTTCGCAACCCGTGAGGCGCTAACAGATAAACTTAATTTTTCCAGCGATGAGCGCATGTGGCATCACTTGTTCGCGAGCGTACTGGTCACCTACAAGCATGTAAAAAAGTTGGGCATGATCCGGTTCAACTCCGACCGCCTGCTTGTCTGGATGGTGGCGCGGTTGGCCGAGAACCGCAAAGACCTGCGCGCACAAAAGGCTGATTACCTTGATGTATTTGCTGACTTCATGAACAGCATCGCGCAAAGCTGGCTGGTTACAACAGGGATCGGTAACGCCGTGAAGGCAGATGGCCGCGAGGATACTCACGTTATTAAAGACCCATCGCGTGAACTTCTCGTCCGTGTCGTGTACCCAGAGAAGCCTGGTGATCCAGCCTACTTCGAGGTCGCACAGAAGACGATCGAGGCATGGGGACGCAAGGCGGGCGTTGACATAACTGAGCTTAAGGCGTTACTGATTTCTAAATCTTTATTTAACCGCAGCCGTAAAGATCGGCTCGGCAGGGGCGTGCGTAAGTGGTCGAGCGGGTTGCCGACCACGAATTGGGAAATAGACTTGTCTGCGATCGTTGATGCCCGCAGCCTTGGACGTTTGAATTTGATTTCGGGAGGAAAGATATGATCCAGATCGACAGCATCGACGCCGCGCTTAACAAAATCCTCGCCGAACATAACCTCGACCTCGATGCGCTACCGTCTCTCGCTGGTGTTAGCGAGACGGTTAATGAGATGGATGACGAATACTTTGGAGAGGAAGCACACGCAATGCGCGAAGTTACTGCGCCCGCCCTTCATCCATCCCTTGGCTGAACTCGGTAAGCGGGCTGAACCCGGCGATGTCCTGGCCCTTGAGCGACACGCCCCCGCGCAGCATCGCGGCACTCTGGTAATAAGTCTGCACGGCTTTCTGTAGCGCCTCGGGCTTGATCGCGTGGTTCGACTGATTGGCCTGATAGCGATCCTTATTGAACTGCTGGATGTTATCCAGCGCCGCGCCAACATCTCCGCCCTCGGTTACAGCCCGCAGGTATTCCTGAGTGAGTGCGGTCTGACGATCCTGTAGCTGCTGCTGCTCGGTATAAAGATACTCCCTCGCCGCCTCAGCCCGCTCGACCTTCTGCGGCTGGAAGCCCATCGCCTGAGCGAAGACATCAGAGTCGGTGATGTCTTCCGGGGCGACCTCAAGCTGGCCCGAGGTCGAGCGCACGCCGTAGGTTGCGAACCGTGCGGCCTTCGATACATCCCGCATCGCCTTGGGCATAATGTCTTCGGCTGCGCGCCAGGTGTTCCCGTCGCGGGTGTCCTGGTACGCATCGAACACCTGGCCGATCAGCGAGCCGGTCGAGCCGAGCACCATGCCTCCAACATATTGCAGGAAGTTGTCTGAGTTGATCTCGCCGGTCGGGTTGCCGGGTGAGAACAGATCGCCGAGGCCGATACGGTTGGTCACGTCGGCCGGTAAAATGTTCTTGATGATCGGCAGCGAAAACAGCAACCCGCTGTCGATCGCCTGAGCCATCGGTGCGCCGAACTCTTTGGTCATCATCTCGCGGAAGCTGGCGTCGGCGTCGAACGGCTCGTCGTGGTTGCCGACGAACTGGTTGTAGATATCCATCAGGCCGGTCGCCACCCCGTATAGCGGCATACCCATCACGCCGGCAGCTAGGAAGTGGGTCGCCATGAGGCCGAGGAAGGTGCGGCGGGCGACGCTGCGCTGGTTCGGGTCGTGGTCCTTGAACGCCTTCACGGCATTGTTAACAAGTTCATACATCATGTTCTGCTGATATTTCTTAAACTGGAACATGATTTTCTTCGGTACGAACCCGCCAGGCTTACTGAACAGGCCAGAGGTGTTAGCTTGGTTGTAGTCGGTGTGTGAGCGTGTCACCATGTCCTCGGCGTGCATGGTGCTGGCGTATTGGCCGGGCGTCATCGCTTGCGCGATCGCATCGTCCTTGAAGGTCTGGCGGAAGCGGTTGTAGGCGTCCATGTCCAGGGGTGCCACAGTCTTCTCCTGGTCCATCCGGTAGGCAGCGAGCGCCGTGATGATCCGGTTATAGCGTTCAGTATGATGTGGCATATAGCTGGCAGCAACCATTGCGTTCCGGCCAGCCGCCGACAGGCCGCCCGCACCTACCAACTCGTCGAGCCGCTGGCGCGCGTCCGTGTCCCCGAAGTGCCCTTGTGCATCGAGGTGGGAGAGCATCAGCTTCTCGCCAGCCGTCTTGCCGAACGCCGTGATGTCGTCGTGCGCCGGGCCGTTACCCGAGAAGCGGCTCTGGATATCTCCCGCCACGCCGTGGCTCCCGAAGTACCTGCCGCTGATGTCTTTCATCGCCGTGCCCAGAGCCATCCATGAGCGGGCCTGACCATGGAAAGCGCCAAGCATTTGCGTGGTGACGAGCGGGGTCTGCATGAAGTGCATGAAGGTGAACGCTGGCGAGAACGCAAGCTGGTAAACATAGCCCACGTTGTTGATGAAGTTCTGGATCGGGGTGTGATCGCCGCTCAAGCTGGACTCGTAGTTCTCCTTAAGCTGGCGGTACACCTGGTCGAGCCGCGAGTTGGTCTTGCTCTTGGCGCGGGCGTCGGCGCGGATTTCCTGCAACGCGGCGCGGGCCTTGGCACCGGACTTTAGGTTGGCGATCATACGGGCGTTGCGCTTGGCGCTGATGTTCAGCGCCTCGCCCATATCGTCGATGTGACCAGCTACGCCCTCGGCTTTGATCGTCTTCTTCATGATGCTGCCTTCGGGCAACATGCGAAGCATGATCTGACGGATTTCATCTACCTGACCGCGGAGTAGATCAGCCGCATCACGGTCGCCCGCGCGCTCCAGCGCCGAGGCTTTGCTCTCGATCGAGTCCTGGAGTTTCGCGCCGAACTCCTCGAAGCCAGCGTGGCCCTGCATCCCGTACTCGTCGGAGCGGAAACGCTTGGTGTCGTAGCCTTCCTTGCTGATGTCGGAGGCAAACTTATCCGCCTCACCGATGGACTTGAACGCCCGCACGATCCGGTCGCCGTTCGCGTGCTGCGCCACAGCGATGTGCTCACCCTCGCGGACGTAAGGCACGTAGACCTTGAGGTGGCCGAACTGGCGGATCACACTCTCGATGTACGCCGCAGCCTTTGGCGCGTCGGCAGCGAGGTCTTCGGCGGCCGACTTGAACGCATCTACGATGGTGGCGCGGTCGTCCTTGAAGTGCTGAATGAATTGATCGTAGGTCGCGCGGCCGGCTGGCGAGAGCTTGGCGTACTCTGCGGCCAGTGCCGAGCCAGGCTCGCTCGCCAGGTCTTGCATCTCACGGGACTGCACCAGCAACTTACTGGTTGCCTCACGCTCGGCCACGGTCAGGTGACGGTATTGATCGAGCGGCGCGACCGCGCGCTGGGCGGCGTTGCTGATGTCGGTCTGTTTGCGGCTCATGATATCCACGAGGGTCCGCGTGGCCGGCAGGTCTTTCTCGTACCCGTCGCGAAGCTGGCGGTTGGTGATGGCGTGGATGATCGCGCCCTGCACCTTCTCAACAGCCGTGCGGCCGGCAATCTCGCTCCGCTCTTTCAGCCGGTCGGCGTACTGGCGCGTGCTGTCAGTGGTCGAGCGAAATCGTGGCGCGCTCGCGAGAGCATCCCCCGGCGCGCTGCGCGCGGCTTTGGTAGCTGCCTGGAGAATGCGAACCACGTCGCCGTCCGAATAGTTTTTGACGAGGCCCATGCGGCGGCCGATGTCGCGCACCACCCCGAGCACCCGGCGGAACGCGGCTTGCAGTGGGTAAGGCTTGGCTGGGCCTGACTCCTGCATCTGCGCCAGCGCCTCCTCCGCAGCGCGGGCCTGGAGGTGCGGACTGTCCCGGTACATGCTGGGGTTCTCGCTCATCCATGCGTCAGCGGCGCGGCGGATCGTGGGGTTGGTTTTGTAGATGTCCCCCATCACCTCGTCGAGTTTGGAGCCGAACTGTTTGGCGAGGCCGTAATGGCCAAGTGCCTCGTGGAACAGCGTGGCTTTGGCGTCGGCGGGGGTGCTGTGGTTGTCGGCGATGAGGTGGACGGTGCCGTTCTCGTAGATGCCTTTGGCGGTCTGACCCACTTCGCGCAGGTGCGCGGGCAGGTCGGCAGCGTGCTGCACCACGTTGACCTTCGGCCCCTGATTGTTGAAGCCGGTCTCATCCACCACCTTCTGCACATCTTCGCGGGCCATGCCGGTGGGCTGGTCATCGGTGCCACGACGGCGGGCGGATGCGGTACGACGCTGGGCCGAGGCCAGGATCGCCTGGGCTTGGGAGATGTTATCATCGCCGCCCTTGTTGAGCAGGTCGCTCACCTCGGCGTGGTCGGATGCCTCAAGCGCGCCGGAGCGATGACCTTCGTCGGCGATGTCCTGCAAGTTCTTGACGCGAGTATCGGTCTTCGCGTTCGAGCGTTTCACCGCGGCGGTGAGCGCATCATCCACCGCCGGGTTCTCTATCTCGGCCAGCCGGTCGCGCAGTTCGCCGTGCTGCGCTGGATCGTCAACCATCTTCTGGAGACGCTGGCTCTCATCGTCAGTGATCTTGTCCGCGTCTACAGCCTTGCCGATGCGGTCGTTCAGGTCGGCGGTGTCGAGCGCGGCCTTCACCGAGGGGTGCGCCGGGTCTTTCTGGAGCAGGCGCGAGAGGCCCGCGTGCTCCTGCGGGTCCACCTTACCGTCAGCGAGGGACTCGTTTAGGCGCTCCTGCAATGGCGAGAGGTTCTTGGTGCGGAGCGGGACTACAGTTTTTTGCGTCCCCTCGGCCGGGCCACGTCCCGCAACTGCTTGCGGAGTGGGTTGGGCAACTTCTCCTCCCCGTCCTTGCGCTTCGACTTGCTGGTCGGCTGGTTCAGCCGGTCCTGCACTGGCGGGTGCCGGCGTGGCAAGTCCTTCCTCAGATGGAACACCATCGGTTTTCTCCTGCATACCGCCAACGAGTTTACGAGCGACGGCGAATTTACGAGCGACGAGCGCCTGCGTCACGGCACGCACGTCCTCAAGGCTGGCTTTGCCGGTGGAGTGCAGGTCGATCGCTTGGCGCACCAGGTCTTGTGAGGTCTTACCCTGCACCATGGCACCGAGGCCCTGCGCCTCATCGCGCTCGCCGGCATGGATGCGCGCCTGCTGGGCGGTCACTTTGTCCGCAGCCTGGTTGATAACCTGTTGTGCAGCGTCGAGCGCGGCTGAGTTCTGGGCGATGCCCTTGGCGCTGATCGAGCGGTTGGCCTCAATCGCCTGCCTGTGGTCGTCGAGCACGGCCTGGGCCGCGTCGATATCGCCGGACATGAGATGCTGTGAGAGCGATGAGGCGAGGTTGACGAGGCCGGAGGTGGACGGGAGCAGCTTGCCGCCCGTGGGTATGGCCGCAGCCTGCAAGGTGTGGAGGATCGTGCCGGTGGTGGGGATGCTGGCGTCGTGCGCCGCAGCCTGGGCCTTGGGTAGCACGCCCAGACCTTGGACGACAGGTGTGCTGTCGGGGCCGCCGCGCGCCTCGGGCGCGGCAGGGAACAGGTCGTTCGATACCGGCGGCGCGGCCGGTGCGGCGGGGGGCTTGGGTGCGGTTGACTGCTCCAGCGGCAGCGACATCTGCCCGGCGGGCGGGGGTGTTTGGGTGGGCGCGGTCGGGAACAGATCGCCCTGGGGTGCCGTGATGGCCGCCGGGGTCGGGGCTTGTGGAGCAACCTGCTGCGGTGCGTTGGGTAACAGATCGCCCTGTGTGCCGGGTGGCCCCTGCACAGTGGGTAGTGCCGCCTGATGCTGTGCGGCGATCTGCTGCACCTGCTGATCGTTGTACCTCTGGCCTGCCTGCTGGAGCGCCGAGCTTGGCAGGAAGGCGCGTCCCTGGCTGTCTACGGGGATCGTAGGTGCGGGTGCTGGTGCCGGGAGGGCGAGCATGGGCTGGGGGGCTGGCGCTTGTGCTTGGGCAGCCTGCGCGGCCTGGTTCGCTTGGGCCTGCTGGACCATCGGGTCAAGCTGTGCCTGACCAAGCTGTGGTTCGTTGTGGATACCGAGCGCGCCAACCGCGCCCATGCCACCACCCACCAGCGCGCCGCCGGCAAATGCCTGGGCAAGCTGATCGAAACCGTCAGGGCTCTGGTATGGGTTGGCCCCCACCGAGGCGTCAGACGCCTGCTCGATGCCGGTCTGTCCAACCGCCACAGCGCCCTGCTTAACCGCGTTGCCGGCAACGGTTCCACCGGCGCGGAGGAGCGCGCTGTTGCCCCCTGCCAGCTCGAAGCCATGCACCAGCGCGCCGCCAGGGCCGACCGTGTTGAGCAGGGCGTCCGGCAGGCCCAAGGCCACGGCGCTGAGGAGATCAGTATGCCCGCCCGATGCTTGCTGGTTCTGGAGCAGATTGCCGATCGTGGGAGCCGCTGTTGCCAGGGTGCCCACACCTGCGCGGGCGATGTTATTGCCGATTGCCTGAGCAACAGCATCGGTGGCTTGGCTGCTGGCGGCGGCCTCGGGCACGCCCGCTGCGACGAGCCGCCCCGCGCCGTTCTCAATGGCACTCTTGCCGAAGGTGCGAAGGATAGAGCCACCCAGCGCACCGTCGAGTGGAACGGCTGCACCGCCCGTTGCGCCATCTGCGGCGGCGATCAGTGCGGCCGTGGGCGCGGCAGATGCCAGTGCGTGGATACTGAACCCGAGCGCGCTGCCGAGGCCATGCACGTCGCTGATGTTCTGTGTCAGCCCAGACCGCGCGGAGGCCGCGTCGGACACCGCCTGGGTCTCCTGAGCCATCAGGTCTAGGGTGTTGTTCGGAGCGCCTAGCCGATCTCCAATGGCTCCACCGAGGGCCAGTATGCCAGCGAACGGGTTCGCGATCGCCTGGGTTGCCTCATCTACAGCGGTGCCGAGCACGCCATCTGTCTGCGGCGGTGGGCCGTAGCTCGGGCCGTTATAGACAGGCGCTCCATACGTGCCATCCGCACGGAGAACCTGAAACGGGCTGGGTGCTGTGGCCATTCGTTAATTCATCATCATCATGGGGACATACGGGGCCATCGGGCTCGACGAGTCCGTGCTATCTGTGCTGCCGGTAGATGTGCCTCCGCCCTGCGCACGAAGCTGTGCGAGGAGTTGGTCGATCTGATCTTGCGACATCGGCGGTGAAGCCCCGGCCGGTGCGTTACTCGCGCCGCCCGCAAGGCCAGCGCCCATTCCGGTATTGTTGCCGAAAGCACCTGGGCCTGCGGGCGCATACATGGCACCTTGGCCATTCAGCACAGGGCCGCCTGCCATACCGGAGGTAGCTGCCGCACCCAGACCATATTGGACCCCACCCGCCTGAACTGGAGGGGTGTAGGTTGGGGAAGCCGCCTGCGGTGCGGAGGGGCCGACGATGCCGGGTGCGCCCTGCTGGGCCGGCATTGGTGCGGGTGCTGCGCCAGGAACCGTGCCGTTGACACCAGCAGGTTGTGCTCCGCCGCGCACGCCAAGGAAGCCCTGGTTCGGTGGCGGGGTGAGACTGGTGGCTGTGACGGGCGCGATTTGTTTTGCGGCGACACCAGCTTGGTAGAGGTACTGCGCATCGGTCATCGGGTTGCCAGACATGCCGGCATTACCGTGTGCGTCCATGACGCCGTAGCCGCCGCCGGGCAGCGCGCCGAGCGTGGCACCGATCGCCTTACCGTATGGGCTTGTCAGGGTGTTCTGGATTTGCGGCGTGGGCGTGATGTTGCCCTGCGCATCCATGGTGCCGAGGCGCGTGCCGTCCATGCCTTGCACGAAGTACGAGCCAGGTACTTGAGGGTTTGGCACGAGAGGTTGCAGCGCGGGCGGAAGTTTCCCGGCCTTAAAGAGTTCTTGGTAGACCTGAGCCCTGGCCGTGGTCGGCGTGCGCGGGTCCATCAAGACGCCCTGCGCCGTGGCGACCACCTGCTGGTTGGCCTGGTTAATTTTCATACCGTTAGTCTGGGCGGTGAAGTAGTCGGTCTTCGCACCGAGGTTCGCGACCTGCGCCTTGTTTGCAGCAATGACGCCGGGTTCCTCAGACGCCTCGATGTTCGCCCGCGCCACGTCAGCGGCAGCACTCTCGCCCTGGGCCTGCGCGCCAGCGAGCGCAGCCATTGCCTCGATGTGGCCGTTCTCGTTCTGCGCCGCCGTGAGGTTCGCGTTGATCTGCTCCGAGCGCATCTTCTGGTAGCCGTCCGGGGTGGCAGCCGCCGTCACTTGGTCGAGCCAACCCATCTGCGTGCCATCGGCCGAGCCGTGGAATGGTATCGGTGCTGATGGCGAACCGATCATCATGCCGCGTGAGTTGAACGTGGATGTGGTGATTGAGTTGGTCGTCGGATCGTAGTTGAACTTCTGGGTGTAGCCGAAGTCCGTGTTGCTGTCTGAGAAGTCCTTATTGTAAAGCTGGTTTGCCAGCGCGACAGCGCCCGCCGGGTCGGTCGCGGCCTTTGCCTGGATGGATTGAATATCCATCTGGCGCTGCTGCTGGTTGATCTGTTGTTCCTGGGACCGCTGGGTGTCGATGTTCGACAACATACTCTGGCCCTGCGCCATGTAGTCTGGCAGGCCAGAGGATATCATCGCTTGAGCAGCAAGGGCTTGGCCGTAGAACTTATCGGCGCGGATCGGCGCGTTGGTTGCGCTGAGTTTGCCTGTCTCTGGGTCGGTATAGAATTGCACGCTGGCGACGGCGTTCGCGTTGGGTGCCTTGGCGAGAGCGGCATTGATCGCGTCGGGGTTCTGACCGAGCAGCTTCGTCAGGTCTTTACCTGAGTAGCCGGCAGCCTTGAGCGCCGCGGTGGGGTCGAGCGTAGTCGTCATCATCACCGGCTGCCCGTTAGGCCCGAGCACCGGCTGCCCGTTCGGTCCCAACTTGGGCGTGGGAGGTGCGGTGCCGATGATGTCGCCCGGCTTGATCTGCTGAGCTTGGCGAATTTTTGCCGTGGTCTGCGCCTTGATGAAGTTTGAGTATAAGTCTTTGAGGTCCGCGGCCTGATTGAAAGCGCCCGCAGCAATGCCGAAGTTGAAGGCCATTACTTGATCTTCCCGTAATCAACCATGAGGTAGCCGCTGCCGTGCAGGCCGACCGCCTTGGGATTTTTCTTCAAGGCTTCCTGCGCCATGACGCCCATATGTACTGCGTGCGTCGGGTCCGCTTTGTAGCGGTAGGTGTAGATGTTCAGGCCGCCCTTAGTCTTGCCGACCGGCTCGATGTCGGTCTTGAGCCGCCGATCGGAGAACAGCGTCGCTGCGTTTGCCGACCCAGCAAATGACCCGAGGCCCTGGAACACGCCACCCACCAGCGAGCCAAGCCCTCCAGAACTGGCCGCCGACATCTGCGCGTTGGCTCCCAAGGACGAGCTATCTAGGCTGGAGTACGCCGACAAGTTGTTGCCGTACCCTGTGAGAGCTTGGCCGTAGCCAGTTTGCTCAACGCTTGCGCCGGAGTTCGCGGTGCCTACACCGCCCGAGGCGATGCTCGATGCGTTCGATGCTGCGTTCGACGCAACGCCCGCGGTGGTGGCGGCGTTGGCGACGCCGGAGTTTGCGTAGTTCGCGGCGTCCGCCGTGACTTGAAGGCCCATCTGCTGCGCCGAGTTGCGCGCCATGGTGTTGGCCGCTGCCTTGTTGGCGGCTGTGGTGATCGAGGCATCCTGCGCCGCGGCGATAGCGCCCGGCGATGATGGGTTAATGCCGCGGGACGCCAAGGTCTCATTAAGCTGCTGATTGGCAGAAGCCGTGGCTGCGCCTACGTCGCCTGCTGCGAGGTCGCCCTGCTGAGCCTGGTAGTTCGGCGAGGAGAACTGCTGCGCCTGCTGGTAGTAAGCGACCTGGGCCGGGGCACCGTACTGCTGGTATTGAGCAGCCGTGGTCTGAGCTTGCGGCAACTCCAGCGAGTAAAGTTGGTTCTGCTCGGCCGTGGACTGGTTGGTTTGCGCCGTGCTGGCGGCCAGGGCCGGAGCCACATACTGGTTGAAGTAGCTCTGCGCGAAGGACAAGCTCTGCTGAGAGGTCTGAGCGTTCTCCAGCGCGGCCTGGCCGACCTGTGGATCATACGACCCTTGTGTGCTTGAAGAACCGCCGCCGCCCATTATCGCGCCCTCATGCGTTCGATCAGCGCCGCCCCGGCGCTTTCTGTAAGCACGTATGTTAGCCTGTTAGCAGGTTCTTGGGAATAGGTTTCTTCACCTGCCAACGCAAACCCCGCCTTTTCCAGAAACCGCCTTGCTGGCAGGTTGTTGTCATATGTTACGGCTAGGGTGCGCTTGCACTTGAACCCCCCGTAGATGATCGAGGCGGCTGTGAGCACCGCCCGGCGGCTGCACCAGAGCGGCGTGGTTGAGGCTGCGCCTAAGTACGCATAGTCGCCCTCGACCCAATCGTAGATGCAGGCCGCGCCGATCAGGCGTTCCTTGTTGAATACGCCGAACGAGATTACCCGCTCGACGGGGCCACCACCTGGCGAGTTGGCTTGTATCCAGGGGAGGTAGTCACCGAAGACGATCACGCTCATGTTAGCCTCTCGATGATCTCGTTTATGACCGATATGATTTCTAGGTTCGTGGCGGTGGTGGGCAGCGCGGTGGGTGTGTTGCTCCCGGTGGCGTTGCCGTTCATCTGCTCGACCGACGCCTTCAACGCCTGGAGGAAGGCGTACATCGCGGACGTTGCCTGCGGTGGCACCGAAGGTATCTGGGTGCTGGTGGCGACGGGCGTGGTGGGTGCCTGGGTGCCGGTGCTGAGGGTGACGTAGCCGGTCGCCACGCCGGAGGCGCTGGGTAGTGGGGTCGTGGTGTTGATGGTGCCCGTCGCCTGGGTCGTTGAGGCGTGGGCGGTAGGGACCGGCGTGACCGCGCTGATGGCGGCCGAGGCACCTCCCGCCGAGCCAGCGGCGGCTGCGGTCGGTATGGGTGTCGTGGTGTGGATGGTCGCCGAGGCTGCTGAGGCGGTGGCTACGACCGCTGCGGTAGGTACTGGCGTCGTCGCGCCGATGACTGCTTTGGCGGTGGCACTGGCGGCTGCCGACGCTGTGGGCAGCGGCGTGGTCGTTGCGATCGCGGCAGCGGCAGTCGCTGAGCCATGTGCTGAGACTGTGGGTAGCGGTGTGGTGGCGGATGCTGCGGCTTGGGTCGTTGCGCTGGCGGCTGCTGAGACTGTGGGCTTGGGCGTGACCGCGCCGATGGCCGCCTGAGTTGTGGCGCTCGCGGCGGCCGAGACCGTGGGGATCGGTGTGGTGGCTTTGATGAACGTGAACCCGGCGAAGTAGCCGGCGATCGAGTCCATGCCGATGCCTGTGCCGCCGATGGGTGTCGCGGTGGGGGGCGCATAGGGTGCTGAGCCGCTGGTGGCCACCGCGGACACGGTGGGCTTGGGGGTCGTTGCTGACGCCGCTGCTTTGGTCGTGTTCGAGCCGATAGCAGCAGCGGTTGGCATGGGGGTCGTGGCTGCTACGGCCGCGTCGGTGGTGGCGCTCCCGACTGCTGAGGCGGTGGGTACGGGTGTGGTGGCCGCGACCGTACCGCTCGATCCCAAGGGTAGGTAGGTGATGACAATGATACCGTTGGCACCAGCGCCGCCGTTATCGTTGCCGGTGCCGCTCTCGCCCGCCGAGCCGCCGCCGCCGCCATACAGGCCGCCGTTGCCGCCGTTGGCGGGTGTGGAGTTGTTGCTGAGGCCCCCTGAGCCACCGCCACCACCGGCACCTGCGACCTGGCTAAGCGAGCTTGTCCACTCCACGCCATTGCCGCCAGCGCCGCCCGTACCTGCCTGGTTGGTGCCGCCGTTCGACCCGAAGCCACCACCACCGCCGCCGCCATTGGTGCCCGCCCCGCCGTTGATCGAGGACGACGTGCCCCCCGCGCCCGCGCCCGAACCGGAGTAGTTATTGCCGCCGTTAGGGGGTGTTGACGTGGGTGAGGCTGTGCCGCCGCCGCCACCGCCCCCGCCGGTCCCTTGATAGTTGAAGCCGGATGCGCCCGAGTTCGCGCCCGCGCCGTTCGGGCCAGCCGCGCCGCCGCCGCCGGTATAAGCTGAGGCGTTGCCACCACCGCCACCATAGAGCGTGGTGCCGACCGCGCCCGTGGTCGAGCCGCCTTGGCCGTAGCTATTATCCCCGCCGTAGCCGCCATTTGAGCCGACCGACGAGGTGGCGAGGGAGGTGCCGTTGAACCAGGTGCCGCCGCCGTTGCCTGAGAGCGTGTTGCTGCTCTGAATATATCCAGTGCCGCCTACGCCCACCGTGAAGTTGATGGTGGCACCTGGGGTAAGCGCAAGGTTCGTGATCTTCGAATAACCGCCACCACCGCCACCACGGCTCGACAACGCGCCACCGCCACCACCTGCACCTAGGGTTTCGATAGAGTTGGACGCGCTGTTCCAATCGGCAGGGACCGCCCAAGTTCCCGTCGTGTAAAGGAATATGACCTTGTTGGTCATGCGGGCTTAAGGGATTGTCGCGCTCGCAGGCGGCAGCGTGGTGGACGATCCGTTGATGCACTTGAGCGCACCAGCCACAAACGCGGAGGCAGCGAGGGCGAAAGGCTTGAACTGCGCTACAGTGAAGTTGTGGATCACCCCCGATGTGTCAGGCCATGCGACGCTCTGCGTGCCGTCACAAAAAGCGCTGGTGGCAACTAGCGAAAGAAATTCCGCCATGAAGTGTGGAATCGAAGTAGCATCTACTGCGTAAGTGCCATTTAAGCTGGGCGTGCTGACGCTAGTGATGGTGATGCCATTGTTTACCAGCGTGTTTGCTTGCTGCGCGAGGCCCGGTGTGGTTGGGGCGGGCGGCGGTGCCATGCCTTGAACTAAGGTCGAAGGGTAGGGGCCAAGAACTGCGCCGAGAGGGGTCGTGAAGACATACGAACCTTGCGCGCCCGTAATTATGACATCAGGGTCGAAGGCGTATTGCTGGTTGTTATCGGTGGGATCATAGAAAAATTGCATCGCTTACCACTCCCACCAGAGATCAATTGTGATTGTTCCCGTGATTGAGTTTGTCACCTCGTAGGTCTGCCCTGCCGGGACGATCATCATGAGCATGATGTACCCTGTCGCGCTCGAAGAATAAATAATGTTCCCGTTGACGTAGCCGTTGGCGGATGCAGTGGAAGGCACGTTTAATGCGATTGATAAAACCCTGGGGCGTCCGCTCGAATTGGTGTACATCGTGCCTATCGCGCGAGAGCCCGACACGTTCGAGTAGCTATTCGATGAGACACCACCGAGAACTTGCCCGATCTGCACAGCCTCATTCACATTCACCGCTTGCGCTACAACCGCGCGGCCCGTGGTGCTTGCGCGCCAGTTGGTGCCGTCGGCAACCAAGAAAATTTCTTGGTTGTATGAGATGGGCATCACGTAGCTGGCCGTGGCTGTCCCATCAGGTAAAACAATCGCGCCCGCCGGGGCTGTAATCGTTACAGCATACGATCCGTTTCCATAGACAGAATAATTTAACCCAGCCGCATTGGTCGGCAGCGTGTATGTCGCTGCTCCGGTAAGGCCCGTTGACAAGATCGTGCTGCCAGACTGAGCGGCGGTGAGTGTGGTTGACGCGCTCAAGGTGATGATATTCGACCCGTCCGCGCCGTTCTTCGTCACCTGCGCCAGCATGGTGTTGTCGATGAGGCCGCTCGCGTTCAGCGCGACCGGGATACCTTGGCTGCCTGAGCCCGCGCTGGTCTGGACCGGCGACGGCGAGACCACCTGGATATCGCAAGTGGCCCCGGCAAAGCTAACGAGCCCACCTGCGTTTGAACTCTCGATCACTGTAGCGCGTGTGAACGAGTTGCCAGATGTTGTGTAGATACCTTTACCGATCTCCCACGCATTATTCGCGTAGTCGAAGATGCCGTAGATAATCTGCGCCCCGTTGGTGATCGTGCTCGTAAAGGTCTGGAAGCCGCCAACCTGTGCGACGCCAGGCAGCGCGACAGCGCCCGTGCCTGTGACGGTGCCGCGCTCCCACACCCGCGCCTTGAACAGAGTGGCTGTCATTTATTAGCCTTCGGTGATGACGCAGGAGGTGACGTTGACGGGAGCGCCCGACGTGATCGTATCCGGCGTCATGATGACGCTGGTGCCGCTGGTGCCGCAGTCCAGGTCAACCACGCCCACGCCAGCCGAGGTGCAGATGCGTGCGAAGCCCGGTGTGCCGGTGGCGACCCCGTTAGCAGATGTGATGGCGTTGGCCGTCAGGTACGCTGACGCGCCGCCCGAGACGCCGTTGGTCACGGTGCCGAAGGTGGCCGAGCAGGACAGGGTGGCGAGCAAGGTTCCTGCTGGCGTCACAGACGCATCGGCCGGCGGGGAGCCGGTGTAAAACTTAATCAGCCCGCTCGCGCCGATGGCGGTGAGGATCGCGGAAGCGCGGGCCGACTTCACGGTGACGGCGTTGAAACTGCAAACAGCCATGGGCTTTGTCCTTTACTGGAGTTCTCGTACTGAGGGGGCTACCGCGAGGCTCGTGACCTCGATGTTGCCAGTGACCTGCATCGTCAGGCTATGCGTGCGGAAAGGTGGGATACGCTGCGGGTTCTCGCTGTACATCGTCAGCGCGATCTGCACGTCGTTGTCCTCGTCGATAAGCTGGACCTGCACATAGGCGGTCAGGCTTGCGTTCGGGATCGGGGTAAGCTGGGAGTCGGCGATCCGATACTGGCAGATGCGTGAACCGCAGATCGGGTTGCTCGCCTGCCCGGCGGTGATGAGCGCCTGGTTGGTGGCCTCGATCCCAGCGAGAGCCTGCGCGTAAAGCTCCTGCACCGTGGTATTGGAGTAGTCCGCGTCAACCTTGATGGCGCTGAACGTCGTATCGTGGCCCAGGTAAAATCGTTTCGACTGCCAGATATAATTCACGGTGGTCATCTCGTTGCCGTCGAACTGGTAGATCGCATTATCGACCGAGTTCACGTAGTAGAAATCCCGGTTCGCCTGATCGACCGTGACCGCCGTTGGTGTGATCGAGAGGAACGTCAGGTTTGGCATGTCGGATGGGTCGAGCATCAGACCGCCCGAGGCGCGGGTGGCCCCGTCGAAGAACGCGACGTACTCGTTGTCGTACATCAGCGCGGTCATCGAGGCTGGGTTGAGGGCTTGCCAGTCCTGGCGGCGGAACCACTTGGTCGATACCAAGTCCTGCTTGATGTAGCCGATCTGGACGATGCCCTCGGGTGACGCATAGACCGAGCCGTACTCCGAGGACGCGATCGACCGCTTCGAGATGCAGGGTTGCGGCAACGGAACATTCTGGATGCTGAACGTCGTCGGGTCCGTACCGGCAAGCAGGTAGGGCTGCACGTCGGTCAGGATTACAAGCGTCTGGCCCCACACGCTGAGGCCGACCACATTCGCCGCGAACGATACCGCGTAGCTCTCGGGCCAGGCGTGATGGTAGTAGGGCACGCAGAAATACACAGTGTTCCCCGCGAAGCCTGCCATCAGACCGCCCGGCATGTCCACGATGCCGATCATGGTGGCCGGTGGCTCGTTCCAGCCCAGGCTCGGGAGCGGTTGGCCCAGGCTGATGGCCGGCACATTGTCGGTGAAGGTGTACGGCAGCGGGTGCGCTGCGAAGTCTACCTCAGCAACCTGTAGGAAAGTGACCTCACCGCTGGTCCCGGTGGTGGCGCGATAGATGCGCAAGCCCGTGATATTGTACCCGGAGGTCGGTGGTGAGGCGAAGTTGCTGATGGCAACGGTGCCATCCACCGTGATCGTGACTTGGGCACTCGCGGGTGATGGTGCGCTCTCCTCGACGATCGCGCCGAAGGTGCTGATATACGTGTAAACGTAGGTCAGCGTTTGATAGTATGTCGAGGTGCCGTTGGTCCCGACGACGGTGGGTGCGCTGGTCGGTGCGGCCACGCCCATCTTGAGCCAGGCGTTCGGTCGGCCCGCGCCGCCGGTCGCCATGGCATAATTGGTTTTCTTCGGGAAGCTATCTCCGGTGTAGTAGATGCGGCCGTCGCTTGTGTCGGCAAGCTGGCCCTTGGCGACATCCACATCCGTAGCCCAGCCCAGGAAGACAGGCGACATGGACGATCCCTGGGGTGGGTACAACCGGAAGATTGAACGGCAGTTGGTGACCGGCGCTGCCTGCATGTAGAGCGGCCCGTTGAACGGGCGGATGCTGCCGGCGTAGAGTTTTGCATCGCGCGTGGTAGACGCGCCATTCGGCGGCAGAGCCGTCGCGTTTAACCGCGGCGTCTCCCCGTCGAAGGACGAAATCTTTATCGCGCCGGACATGTGTTAGGACTTCGCGGCGTCCACGCCGAGAGCACCCTTGGGTGCCGGTGCGGGCGGTGCCGGTGGGTTCTGTCCAGACTGCTGCGCGGCGGTCGCCGCGGCAACCATATCGGCCTGCACCTTCTCGCGGATGCGATCGGCAAGCTCCTCACCATCCTCGGTAAGCTCGAAGGCGTGGGCTGTGCGTTTGGCGAAGCACACGTTCCCGCGACCGGGCACGAGCGCGATGACGTGACCGCCGACAGAGTGACCGCCGGAAAACTCGACGATCTGATCCCAGGTGATATCCATTAGATGTTTGATCCTTTTTTCATGGTTGGGGGTTTCGGCCACTTGGCCGCGTCCTTGCTCGGCACCTTGTTCGTGGTGCGGACAAGCTTTGGTTTCGGCGGGGCCGGCGGCTTAGGCGGCCCCTTGACGCTGCGGCCCACGCTTAGCTCTGCGGGGCTTTGCCGCCATAGGGGCCGTCGAGCAGCACGCCTTTGACGCTGGAGATTTTCTTCGCACCGGCTTTCTTGCCGTTGAGTTGCAGCATGTCAGATGTCGGCACGCCGTCGCCGCCACTCATCTTGGTGCCCATCGGGTTAACGGGCTTCATCTTGGTGGTTCCGCTGAGGGACTTCATGGCAGGAGCCTTTCATAAATCTGTGAGCATGTGTTAGCAGATTGCCTGTTGGTAGGCCAGAACTATCTAGGTGCGCCGGGAGGTCTGGATGGCGCGGGTGAGGCGTTCTTCCATCTTCTGGAAGTCTTCCTTGGTTGGTAGGGACGCCACGCGGTCAATGATCCCCTCACGATGGAGGCGGTTCGTCTCGCGATCGAGTTCGATTTTCTTGTCCAATGCCGCCTCCATTACCTGCGCTTCTGCCCGCAAGCGGTTCTCCACCTCAGCGATCCGGCCGTAGATGTGCAGCGCCACGGTGCCGATGCCTCCGAGGATTGCAAAAACGATCGAGACGATCTCGAAGAACGTTGCATCTGTCATCTAGTGCCGTCACCTTCTGGGCTAGAGTAGTTACTTGCCCTTCTTCGCAGGCGGCACGCCGAGCATCTTGTCGAGCTTTTTATCTGTCTTCGAGCCGGGCTTGATGCCTGCCTTCTTGTCCATCTTGGCATCTTGCTTCGCGCTCATCTTCGGTTTCATGGTCATCGTTGTATCCCTTCTTAGTAACTGATGCAGATCAGTACTGCCATGTTCTTCGGTGCAGTCTCCGCGCCACCAGCGTTTACGTTGGTGAGGCCGATATTGGCGTAGGACGCGGTGATTGAGATGCTGGCATATCCGGTGCCTGTGGTGTTGCCGTTCGTGACTTCGCCATTGGAGCCAGAGTTGATGTTGCTCTCAAACGAACCGTAGCCATTACCTTGCAGTATTTGTCCGGGCACAGTGTGCGTGTGCCCGCTGTCACTACCTCCGTGGGTGTGCGCAGTCTGTGACAGGTAGTTGGCGTGCTGGTGGGTGGCGTACATGTCAGCTTGGTAGCTGGCGAATGTGCGGCCTGGATCGAGCCCGCGGCCGTTGTCCCAGCCCCGCAGGAACATGCCACGGTAATCTGGCAGGTTGAAGGTGGTTGACCCATCTCCTACGCCGTACGTCGCGCCGATCTGTGCGAACAGGCGGGCATAGGTCGTGCGGCTGACGACCGCGCCATTGGCGACGAGCCACCCGGCGGGCGGTGTGATCCCGGCAAATGCGTCGATCCTGCCGGGCGGGTTCAGGATGCTGGGTGGTAGTTTACCTTGGGAGTTCGTGATGAGCACGAGGCCACCAGCGCCCGCGTTCAGGGTCGATAGGTACACAACCTCGGCGATGCCGCCGCCGATGACCTCGCCACCGGAGAGCGGGTTCTGCGCAAGGTCGTAAACCGGCAGCGCGGTTAGCCCGTTCGCAACGAGTGTGGTGGGGCCTGTGTTGTTGACAGTGGTGCCGATGCGTAAAGCCATGCCGTTCACCCAGGAGGTGAAGGCGGGGGATGTGACCACGTTCATCGCGTTGGTGGCACCCGTATCTACACCGAAGATCAGGCCACCGGCCTGCACCTGGCTGGCCGGAACCGCGTCGTTCTCGGCCGTGGCCACAGCCACCGGCAACGGGTTCGCGACGGTAAAGCCGCTCTGCAAGAAGGCGTTTAAGTCGGCCGCGGTGATCCGCTGCTCGATGCTGTCACCGATGTTGAACGTGCCGGCCGTAGTACCCTGTTGCGCGCGAACTACTGTGAGGGTGTCCGAGGCGTTAGCTGTGACCCTGACGATCTCGTAGGTGCTGGCGTTGTACAGCACGGCATAGAAAAAGTTGCCGCCCGATATCGTGGGGAACAGCGCGCCCTGACCTGACTGGAGATAGATCACGGTGGCACCAGGTGCCAGCGCGTTGGTCAGCTTGCCCAGGGCCTCGTTGGCATAAAGAGCTACCATGTTAGACGATCCTCGGTGGGCGCGCGATGATCGGCCCACGGGTCAAGCCCTGGTTGCGAGCCATCTTTGCGCGGCTGATGCCGGTCTGGAAATAAGCGCGGAACTTCGCCGCTGCGCGCTCGTTGTAGTAGGGTTGGTTCGGCGTATCGTGCAGCCTGGCGCGTGCCCCGAAGGCGATGATCTCGAACCACTTCTCGTACAGCGACGCATCAACCGTCGTGGCCGAGCGCACGGGTCGTAAGCTGGCGATGGATGTCACCGCGTCGGGTTCAGCGACGATCGGCCATGGCGCGATAATCACTGAGCTATTTACGATCTGTGTGTAGCATGACGGGATGCCGCTGACCTGCCTCCAGTCGAACCCGTAGGTCTCAGCGATCTGCTCCATTGGCAGACCTTTGAGTTCGTACCCGTCATAGGCCAAGTACATGATCTGAGAGACTTCGTAGGCCCCACCTGTGGGAAGCGAAAGCACATACTCGGCTGTTTGGCCTGTCAGGTTGATCCCGGCGGGTTCATACAGCAGCCAGTTGGTACGCTCGCAGAACTCGATTACGGCCGAGGCAATCGCCGCCACGGCGACAAGATCGGCGCAGCCGTTCACGTAGGGCAGCACGTCCGGCAGGAATTGTGTGTAAGGGACTTCATTGGTGCCGACCGCGCTGAGGCTGCCGATCACGCCCTCATATTGGGTGTTGCCACTCATTCCTCAGCCGCCTTGGTTTGGGGGTTGAAGCCTGCAAGCGTGGCGTTGATGTTCTCCAGGCTGAGGTCTTTCGCATTGCTGCCGACGAAGGCCATGAATGACTGCATGTACATCTGCGCGTATTGGAGGCCGGCCGCCGCATCGCTGTCCTTCGCGTGCGCGCGGGCCATCACATAATCGAACAGCGGGGTCTGATAGATATCTGGCAGCGCAAGGTTCTGCGTGTCGGATGTCAACTCGGTCGGCATCTGTGCGTAGTTGATCTCGACATAGCCGGTGCCGTCATTCGGCGGATACACATAGTAGCTGCGCGGGTCTTCATTGTTGAAGACATAGTTCTGTACGGTCGGCGATGCTGGCGCGGAGTGCCAGCCTGGCAGGATTGTATCCAGCAGATCGCGGCGCACCAGGCGCGTGGCGGCACCGGGGGTTTGCCCATCCGTGCCCATGTTCCGGTACATGCTGAGGAAGGCGTAGCCGCCGGGTGGGATCGCCTGCCGCGTTCCGGCGCTTAGTTGAAGCGGCACGACGACAGAGGCGGTGCTGGCGTCTGCTCCGGCGATCGTGCGCTGACCATCTGACAGCCAGCCCAAAAGCTCGGCGTCGGTCCAGCGTTGAACCACGCCGTTGTCTGCAAGCTGGTTGCGAACCTTAGTGAGAACGACAGACGCGGCAACGGACATTTGAACCTCGATAGTACCGGGCGGGAATTACCCCGCCCGGATTGTGGGCTTTACTGTACGAGGGCCATCGCCAGAGCGGTCGGCTTCAAGGTCTGGAAGCCGAAGACGTTGAGGCCGCGGAGCAGGCTGCCGAAGTCGTTGGGGTTCGGCAGCGTCTCCACCTTCTCAATCTGAGAGGCGAAGGTGATCGCGGCTTTGTGGCCGGCGAGGATGGCGGTACGCGCCAGCGCGCCGGTCAGGGTGTTGCCGAAGAAGTCCTGGCCCGCGAGGGCTTTCGGCAGGTTGTTGCTGACGTAGATCGTGAAGCGGTCGATCATCCCGATCTTGCCGTTACGCAGGATCGACTGGCTATCGCCGGTCACATATGCCTGAGACAGCGGGGACTGCATCAGGATGTTGCGGAAGTGCGGGGTGATGATGATCCAGCGATCTTCGGTCGGAACGTTCTGCTCGTCGAGTACACTGGACATCCCGGTCACGAGTGGGAGTACCGTGGTCGAGGAGAGGACCACGGGGGCCAGATCGGTCCCGAGGTTGACGGACTGCGAGAAGACGCCGGCCGTGGCACCTTTGTTGTTCGCGTCGCCGGTATTGTAGCTATACAGCAGAACATACTTGTCGATGTTGATCGCAAGCTGCTTCGCAGCGTCGCTGGAGAACATGTCCATCAGGTTCGGCTGCGACTGCGCTGCGAGCACATCGCTGACCTGAACGGAGAACGACCGGGCCTGGTTGATCTGTAGCTCGATCGTGTTCGGGGTCGGCACCTGATAGGTCAGGCCCGAGCCGATGGTGTAGGTGGAGATCGCAACGTCGGGGACGTTGTTGATGATGACGCTATCGCCAAGACCCTTGATCTCGCCCTCGTAATCGGTGTTGCAGATTTCACCGAATACCGTGGTGGCATAGAACTTAACGTTCAGCTTGCCAGCCCACAGGGTGGGGATGAAGGTGCCGGAATAGCTCGGGGTCGTGTTGAACGGCGCGGCTACGGGGGTAGTGGCGGCGGGGGTAATTGTGGTCATCTGTTCCTCGGTTGCGTGGTGTTAGTGGGGACGCAACCGAGGAAAGGATGTGTTAGCGGATCATCCCCTTGGCTGCGGCGGCGTTAATCTGGGCTTCGATGTTTGCCTGTTCGCTCTCGCGGCCGCGGTAGTGCCCGCGCGAGACATCATCGTAAAAACGTTTGACCTGCGCGTGCGTGAACGAAAGCTGCTGCGGTTCGGTCGGCGGTGTCGGCGAACTCTGTGGCGACCGGCCCGGAGATACCTGGCGCTCCAGTTCCGCGCGTGCGGGGTTGGGTGCCGGCGGCTGGGGTTGCGGGTGCTGCTGCATCGGGGCCTGCTGCCCGCTCACCGCCTTATAAGCGTTGAAGATTTGCGCGAGCCGGTTGGCGTCAGAGTTCTGCAAGGCTTGGTTCAACAGTGCTTGGCGCTGGATGCCCGTGAAACCTTCCTCCTCCGCGAGCCAAGCATGGAAGCCGGGCTGAACGTCGATCTGCTGGTAATCGGGGACAAGCTGGCCAAGGCGCTGGAGGCAAAGCTCCTGCTCGGTCTTCTGCTGCTTGGCGACCGTCGTTCCGGTTTCGCCGCGAAGGGATACGATCTCGCCGCGTAGCTCTGCTATGTGGCCGCTAATGTTCGATAGGTACGAACGGGCGACATCATTGGCGATACGCTGGACGAACTCTGCCAGGTCTGCGCCGAAAGTTTCGATATCCTTCGGGGACGCTGGGGTAGTCGTTGTCGGTTCACGCGCGGGCTCCGGGGCCGTGGCTTTCAGCCTTTCGATCTCGGCGAGCGTTTCGCGAAGCTGGCCCTGTAGCTTGGGCACTTCGGCGTT